ATGCCTTTTTCTCCCGTTGCCGGGTCTCCGTTCATTGCCTTGTCTACCCAGGAGGTGAAGGCGACGACCCACGGGCCTACTTTCGGTACGTTTTCTTTTAGAAACTCCGAGACTTTGGTCCCTAGTTTTGGGATTTCCTCGCCGGCCCAGGTGAAGAGTTCGCCGGTCAGATTGGAGAACGCGTCGAGCCATGATTGCCAGGAGGGGATGTGGTCGGCGATCCAGCCGGTAGTCGAGTTGTAGATTCCGTCGAGTTTTTCTTTGAGTTTCGGCCAGGCTTGGCCCCACTTTTCGGAAACCTCTGCGAAGGCTCCCGATAGGCCTCCCTCTTTGAAGGCGTCGACTACGTCTTCCACCCCGGGAATGACGTCGTCGGCGAGGAAACCGGTGACCTCGGAAAGGGCGGGGAGTAGGACTCCTCCGATTTTTGTTTTGACGTTGTCAAACTGAGCGGCGAGAACTTGTTGTTTGTTTCCGAGTTGATCCGATTCCCGGGCGAACGCTCCGGTCGCAGTGGAACCCTGTTTCGTTATGGCGGCGAGGGTGCCGATGATGTTTTGTTGTGTGGTGAGAGTGCCGGTGACTTTTTTGCCTGTTTTTTCGAAGTAGGCGGCCTTTACTTGGACGTCATTTAGGACGATTCCGAAACGCTCTAGAGGGTCTCGTTCGCCTCGAAAGGCGGACCCTATGGCGTTCACGGCGTCTTCTACCGGTAGGTCATTGAAGGCGGCGAGGTCGGCGGCGAGTTGAATGGTTTCTTCGGAGAAGGCGGCGGCCTGAGTTCCTGAGTAGCCGAGTAGGCGGGCGTAGGTGGCGAAACGATTGGCAGCTTGTACGGCGGCGACCTGCGAAAGGCCGAGACCACGGGCGGCGTTCACTGACCATTGCGTAACCTGACCGGCGGCGTCGCCGTAGTTTCGCTGGAGAGTCTGGAGGCTGGCGGAAAGGTTCGCGGCTTTGTCTATTCCGTCGGTGATTGCACTCGCCCCGGCGGAGGCTAGGTCGACGATTTTATCGAGAGCGAAAGTTGTGAGCGATGCGGTAACCCCGGCGGTAAAGCCGGCGACCTTTGACGAGAACTGGGAAAGGTTGGTTTGAGCGTTACGAGTGTCGGCGACTACGTCGATTTTTAGGGTTGCTGGCTTTGCCATGATTTAGGGGCCGTTTCCGTTGGCGCTCTGACCGATTTTGTCGACGATTTCGTCGATTGCTCCGAGATACACGCGTGTCCACTGGGGTTCGGTGGCTTGGGCGGCGTCGATAACGAAAGGGTTCGGGGCGATGAACCATTCCCGCCCTTTTATTTGCTGCATTTTTTTTGGAAGTTTCGGAGATCCTGTAGGCCAGCCCCAGTGGATGGGGCCGGCGTAGGGGATTCCTGTTTTCGTTTTTCGGTTATTTCCGACCGAGACGCGGGCGTATCTCTGACCCGCGTTCGGCCGGATACTTTCGGCGAGTTTTCCCGACCGAACCGGTGCGGCGGCTTTAGCGGCGGCGGCGACTATTCGAGCGACCTTGAGGTGTGCTTCCTTGAGGTCGTCGAGGTCGCCTTCTGCTTTGCGTAGTGCGCGTCGGAGTTCCCGGCCTCCCGTTATTTGGATACCGGAAACCCCCACAACGGTCAGACCTTCGTAATCGCGCCCTGGATGGGCAGGGAGATCGTGAAGTTCAGAGGGTCGCCTGCTGCCCCGCCCGCCGGGGGCTTACGGCCTGAGGCTTCGCAGGTGAAGTCGACGCCCCCGATGGTCATAACGGCGGTAAGGGTGGTTTCGTCTTCTGCCGAGGTCCAGAGCAGGTCGCAGAGGGAACCGGCGGAACCCCAGTCCTGGTAACCCTCGAGAACGAGGGTATAGGTCTCATCATTTGAGGTGTAGTTGCCACAAAACGTTTTGATTTGTGTCTCGGAGTTCGCGGTTTCGATTCGTGCGTTCGAAAGTTGGCACTCATAGTCGACGGTTTCGAGGCTGAGAGTGAGCTCTGAGATAAGGGTAGGGGCTGGCATGGTTTCTCCTTAGAGAGGGGGGATAGTTACGGGGACAATGAGGGAGAGGCCGACGGCGTAGACGGTGGCGTCTCCGAAACGGGCGGGGCCGATGTTGAGGTCGACGGCGAGGGGACCGGCCCAGGCGATGAGAGCCTCGAGGTCGTCTTCGAGGGTGGCGACTGAGTTAGGTGTCGCGGTTTGTATGTTGCTGATTGCTGAGATTCTGAGGTGATAGTCCCAGCGGCCGTACCCTGACTGGTCGATCGGTGCGCCTTCGTCGGGGGCGACTATGACACAGGGCAGAACGGGCGACGCCGGTATCCATTCATAGACTTTTCGGCCGGGAAATAGGGCGGCGAGTTCGTCGGCGATTGCTTGGCGGGCCTCTGTGAGCGGCGACGTCATCCGACTAGGCCGTCGATTGAGGTCCACGGGGCGAGGAGTGCGCCGTAGCGTTTGACGATGACTGAGGTGATGTTGGCGGGCACTTGCTGGGTCCAGTCGACCTGGAGAGTTCCGTCGATTCCGGTTCCGGCCTTGTAGATTTCGGCCGCGACGTAAAGAGTGACGGTGAGGACGGCGTCGGGGACGTTGTCGAGGGGTTCTCCCTCTTCGTCGACGAGGTGGACGACGTTCTCGACCATTGAGGTAGCGGTGTAGACGAGACGGTTCGCCTCGTCGGGGTCGATTTCGGCTCCGAGGTGCGTTTCGAGTTCGTTTGTCGTGATCCACGGGGCAGCGAGTGACACAAGATCTCCAGAGGGGGGAGGCCCCCCAGGCTCCGGCGGCAGAGCCCAGGGGGCGGTAGTGACCGAGGCGCCTTCCCGATGCCCCGGTCACGGATTCGGCTAGGACAGGTCGCAGTACGCGAACGCTCCGGGGTACTCCACTGAGCAAGCGCCGTAGCCGTAGACACCGAGGTCGACGCCGAGGATGGAAACGTCGACCGCACGGATTTCGACGGGCTGTCCTGGACGGTCCCACCAGGTCGCACCGAGTGAGGAACCGAGGAGGGCGAAACCCTCGGGCAGGTCGCGCTCTACATAAACGGTGAGGCCGTCGGCCGAAAGGGTCGGGGTCATTGAGCCGAACTGAACACGGCCATCCCAGAACGCCGGACGATCGGAGTCGGCGAGGGAGATCCACGTCGGGAGCAACGCCGGCGAGATGGCGAGGAACAAGGGACCCGACGGGGTCGCTTCGAAGTCGAGGCCTCCGATGAGACCGGAGACGACGTCGATCGGCGAGCCTGCTCCGACTGAGGTCGCACCGCCGGCGGCGGTGAGGAGATCTTCGACGACTGCCTGGTTTGTTTTGCGGCCGAACGAAACCGAAAGGGCCTCGAGGACTGCCTGGATTGCTGACGGGTCGGAGCGGTCGATTGCCTGGAGGGAAAGTTCGTTCGCTCCGGCCCAGGTGCGAACCGAAACCTCCTCGAGGGTGATTTCAGCGGCGACCGATTCGACCTCGGTGAGTTCCGTTACCTGGAGATCGACGGCGGGCTTCACTGCCCACGCCGGGTAGGTGACTTTCATGCCGGCTACTGGGAGTGCACGGTTGCGGATTGCGTTGATCGTTGGGCGGCCGGGGTTGATAAGGCCGACGAGCTCTCCGACATAAGCGGCCGGGACGATTCCCTCGAGGTCGGTAGTTGTCGATCCACCTAAGGCGGCTCGAACCTCGGAGATTGTGAGTTCTCCACGATTTGCCGAGGCAATAAGCGACGCGGCGGCGGCCAAGTCGACGGGGCGGGAGTGCTGGCGGGTTGTGTGTGCTACCGGAGAGGCGGCGGTAAGGACCGGCGCCTCGACGATTTCGGCGGTTGTTTCTGTAGACACGGTGGTCTCACTTTCGGGGGTTTGTTCAGGGGTTGGGGTTTGTGGTGCGGTTTGAGTGGCGGCGACCGAGAGGGCCCGGGCGTCGTCGAACGCTGGGAGAGCGACTTGGGAAACCTCGTTCAAGTGCGAACCGGCGACCTCGAGGGCGTCGGCCGAGTGAGCGAAGTCGGAGAGAGTGACGCCTACCGAAAGGCCGTCTCGTAGTTTTTCGGAGGCCTCGAGTAATGCGGTATCGCCGGCGGGGGTTTCGGGGATTTTGAAAGTCCCGAATAGTCCGCCTTCGGTGGAATGAGAGTCAATGAGGTAGCCGATGGGGTTCTCTCGGTTGTGGTCTCTGAGGAGTTTCACTCGGGAGAGATCTTCGGGGAGTGCTACCGAACCGGCGGCGAACCGGGTGGGACCGGCGGAGGTGTTGCCGATGGTGTCCCAGGGGACGAGTTGGCCGGAGATCGTGCGACGTTCTAGGGACGCTTCGAGGTTTGTGGTGAGCGTTGCTTGGATTTGTTCAGTCATTAGCGGGCTACTCCTGGGAGGGTGGGTAGGTTTTCGAGGCGGCGGACCTCGTCGAGGGTGAGGAAACCGGCGGCGAGGCCTTTGGTGTAGGCCTCGTAACGGCCGGCGGTGTCAGAGCGGAGGAAGTCGTCGAGGGCGAACCGGACGCGATGGCCTCGAGGGGTGACGTCGGTGAGGGTGAGTCGTGATTCGATCGCGACGAGATACGGGCGGAGGGTGGTGTCGACGAGGTCGCGGCGTTGGCCCTCGACGGTTGAATAGGTGAGGGAGGAGTTTGTCGGCGCGTTGAGGTACCGGGTCGGGACGTTCATTAGGCGGGCGAGTTCGGCGACCTGGTGATCCCGGGACGGGACGAGGGCCAGTTCCTCGGAGTTCCACGATTCGCGCTCATACCGGAACCGGCGGTTCAGGTAGCCGGTGGTCCTACGGCGCCGGCCGTTTTCCCATGAGGTGAGGAGTTCGGAAACCTTGTCGGGGTCGAGGTCGGGGCCGTCGTCATAGATAATGCCGGTTGGCAGGTCGGTGGAGGCGATACGGGAGACGGCGGCCTCTAGGACAAGGGCGGTTCGGATTGCACGGCCCCCGGTTTGAATAAGGCCGGGCCAGTGAGCCGGGATGACGACCATGTCCCGTGCCGGGATCTCCTGGTCGAGGACGTGATACGGGCCCCCGTCATAGTCGGGGGTGGAGACGTCTTCGTAGGGTACGTATCGAAGATTGGCGGGGTAGCCGTCGGCGTAGCGGGCGATCGTGACGAGATAAGCGGCCGGCCATAAGACGAGGTCCTCGACGAGTTTCGTTATCGTCGTCGAGGTTGACTCCAGCGGGTCGAGTTGCTCGGTGAGGCCGTAGGGCACGGCCTCATTGTTTGAGTTGTATCGGCGGAGGGGGAAGGTTCCGACGGTGCCGGCGATTACCTGGAGGCCCTGGGCGACCGCGGGGACTCTCCACGCGCCTTCGCGAGAAAGTGCGAGTTCTGGAATCTCGGGAATGGTGACCGGCGACAGGTAGCCGGCCGTAGTCGTCGAGAGAACCGGAACCGAGGCGGTGAGTTTGTGTTGGCGCGTGAAGAGTCCCACAGGCTTCTAGTTTTGTGTGCTAGGCGTCGCCGTCTTGCGATCCCGAACTAGGGGTGTCGTCGCTTGTGTCTTTGAGGAACTTAGGGACCTCGACGGGGCCGGTCTGAGTAGGCGCCGTTTTAGCGTCGAGGCCGAGGCGGACAGCCTGCGAGGTTGCTCCGAGTAGTAGGCCTCCGACGAAACCGACGGTAAGGGTGATGAGGGTTCGGGTTGCTTTCATTTTTTCTCCTGTTAGGCGAAACGGATGACGGGGGCGGGTTTTGGTTTCTCGAGGCGAGTGGCCTCGGCGACGACCCAGACCAGGGCGCGTACCGCGTGCACTGACGCCCCGGGGACGGCGGTTCCGATGAAGAGACCTCCGTCTCGAGGGCGGGCAGTAGTGCGGCCGAGTTGCTCGGCGAGGAGGGGTGAGCCGTCGTGGCCGACCATGCCGGTCGTTACGGCCTGCTCCACGAACGTCGACCAACCTCGGATTTCACGGTCCCCGACGACCCTTACGGTTTCGGGAAGGTCCCAGGGGGCCCGCTGGGGGAAGAGGGGCGGGAGGAGGACGGTTTCACGGTTAGCGATTCGGGGTTTGAGAAGTTCCCACAGCTCCGACTCGGTTTCGGCGGTGGTGGTGGTGACGTAGACGCGTCCGGTGTCGGTTGGTTGGC